CAACCGAATAATGATTTAACTGAATTTACAATTAATATGAGACTGTATGATGATAAAACGAATGAAATCGTGTCTATTGATAATGATTTGTCGATAGGACAACACGACGTTCGTATAATATCAGGTTCAACTTTACCAAGCAACAAGGTTGCAGAATATAATATGTATTTAGATGCATATAAGTTAGGGCTGGTAGACGATGTTGAGGTTTTGAAAAAAAGCGAAATCTTCGACAAAGAAGGCGTTCTTCAACGAAAAGGAACAATGGCAAAAATGCAACAATATATTGCACAACTTGAAAATCAAGTAAAGAAACTTGGTGGAGATTTACAAACAGCTGAAAGAGAATCAGTCAGTGCTCGAAAGAGAACTGAAGTTGAGAAATTTAAAACTCGACTTAATGATGTAATTTCTTCTACCAAAGTAAAAGAAAAAGAGAAGGTAATTGCGTTGGAAAATATGGTAGACCAAATGTCCGATTCGTTAAAACAGGAAGAAAAACAAAAACAAAAACGTGGTTCCGAGCCTGAAGGCTAAATCGCGGAAGGAGAAAACAAAAAATGGCAAACAAAGAAAAAGAACAGGTTGAAATACAAGACCCAATCGTAGAATCAGTTGGAACAGAGGAATTTGCTTCAGTTGAGACTCAGTCTGATGAAGGTGTAGAAGCATCTGAAGCAGAAGTAGATTGGGAAACAGAAGCTAAAAAGTTTCAGTCTATGTATGACAAAAAGGTAGTAGAGCACGATACATTATCGCATCAGTCTCAAGACTTGATGCAACTAAGAGATGTGTTAAATCAAAAACCTGAGTTAGTTGATATAATAGAAGAGAACCTTGCGGGGGAATCTGATTCGGTTAAAGAGACTGGAAAAACTCCAGAAAACTTTGACCCTTGGGATGCTTACTACAAGTCAGACTCAGAATCTTACAAATTTAGAGTAAGACAAGAGAAAAAACTTGTACACGAAACAGTAGATAACGAATTAGCTAAACTACAAAACGAAATGGCTATGAATAATTTGAAAACTGAATTAGTTGCTAGTCACGATATGTCACAAAGTGATGCTCAAGAGTTTTTAAGTTTTGCAACAACACCAAAAGCTAACCTACCTATAGAAACACTTATTAGTGTATGGAAAGAAAGCAAAGGTATTAGTGCAAAACCAAATGAAAACAAACGAGCCGTGCAAGCTGCTAAAGCAGTTCCTAAAACCGCAGGTGTTCTTCAGGGAGGCGAACAGCCTCAGAAAGCTGAGAAAGACCAGGTTTGGGATAGAATTTTAAGTGCTGGAAGTTTTGGTCGTTTAGCTAAGAAATAACAAACTTAGGAGACTAAACAAATGGCGTATAATCAAAATATACTAAAAGCGTCAAGCGTAACCGCAGCCACAAGTGCTGCTGGATATGGAACAGCTCCAGACCAAAGAAAGCTGTATGATTTCTCTGATAGAGTTGCAGAACTTATGCCAGAAGAATCACCTTTTTTCGTCTATTTATCTAAAGTTGCAAAAGTACCAACAGATGATAACATTTTCCGTTTTTTAGAAAATAGAAGTGTTATTAATTGGACTTCACGCACCTTTGATACAGCTGCAGCCGTAAACAGTGGTAGCGCTGTCGCCGCAAATGAAACACACAGTTTTACAGTGGATATCGATAGTGGTACAGCAGTAGGCTTCCTTGTAAAAGGAATGGTGTTTGCAGTCAGAACTAATGACGCAGACAACGATGGTTACTCACAAGTTCTTGCTAGAGTTGATAGTGCCCCGATTGTAGGCGGTTCTTCTACCACATTTACAGGTAGAGTAATTGACCTATCATCTACAGGCGTAGATGGGTATGCAACCATACCCAACAATTCAAAATGTCAGATAGTTGGTACATCTTACGGAGAAGGAACAGGTTCACCTGATACTTTTTCAGATACACTAGATGATAATTTTGGGTACACTCAAATCTTCAAAACAGCTTGTGAAATGACAAACACAGCAATAGCGACAAGATATCGTGGCTATTCAAATGAGTTCGATAGAATTTGGGCTCAAAAACTACGTGAACACAAAGTTGACATTGAAAGAGCTATGCTCTTCGGTCAAAAAGCAAGAACCAATGATGGTATTCAATACACAGAAGGTCTTGTTGGTAATATCGTAAAAAATGTTGACCCTAATGATGGCAATACAGCTTTAAGCTTCTCTTCTGGAAAAGCTTATAACAGAACATTGGACGAAGGAGAGTTAACATACGATAGACTACTTGGTGATTTAGAAGTAATATTTGACCCTGCAAGAGGCGGGGCGAATGAAAGACTATGTCTTGCTTCTTTACCAGTAATTTCTTACTTTAATAAAATGGGTGATGGTAAATTCCTTGATAGTTCAATGGGATATCAGTATTCTCCATTTAAATTAAATGATGACGTAGCTGGTTCTTTTGGTCATAGACTAATGGAAATCAACACTGTTCACGGGTCGCTTTACCTAGTTAAAGAACCTCTATTCAGAGGTATTGCGAGCGGATTTATGTTAATGGCTGATATGAGCAAATTAGCATACAGACCGTTAGTAGGTAATGGTTTAAATCGTGATACTCAAATTATGACTAATGTTCAGGCATCAGACGAGGATTTGAGAAAAGATATGATTCTTACAGAAGCAGGTCTTGAAATCACATTACCAGAATCTCACGCACTATACAACGTGGAGGGAATCTAAAATGAGAAGTAGCAAATTAAATGAAAACAGTGGAGACTATGGAAAGTTTGATTTCGTTGTAAAGGCAAAAGATATTGCCTTTGCTTCTGGAAGATGGCAGGACTTAGTTAGAAACGGCGAACTTACATCGTTAGATGTAAGCGATGCTACAGTAGATGCTGGTATTACTCTAGTTAAAAACTATGAGTATGTATCAGCTTGGACGTGTGACGCAGCTTCAGCATTAACATTACCATCAGCAGAAGCTGGTGTTATGGTAACTTGGGTTCAAGAAGCCCTCGCTGATGGAGCTTATGCAGCAGTCTTTACTTCTGCTAGTGGTGATACTTTTGAACCTTACCAAGAAGTTCACATTGGAACTGGGATTCCAGCATTACAGGATTCCTCAGTTGCAGCAGGCAGCGTTCTTACAATAACCCAAGCAGCTACCAATGGTGGTTGGGGAGCAATAGGAAGTTCAGTAATGTTCTATTGCAAGAATGATGGTGAATGGCTTGTTAGAGTTGACAGTATCTCGACTGGTACAGGAGCAACTGGAACAATCGCTTTTAGTTAAAACTAAAACAAATAGTTATTAGGTGCTATGGAGTGGGTTAATTCCCACTCCGAAACCTATAAAGAATTTTAAAACTAAT